CTCTTGCTTTTCGTAAGGCAACACCAGATCAGCACCAGAGTCTGCCTGATCAGTACCACCAGTAGGGTTCACAGAACCATCACCGGCGGACAAGATATGCTCACCATTCGACAGACGTACGCGGAACAAGTAAGCTAAACCACCAGCACGCATTTCGTCAATGAAGTAGTGCACAGAAGGCACGTAGTTGAATGTAAAGTCCAAGTTGGGCGGATCAGACTGGCCAACCACCTGACTGGAGCTTGCTTGTCCATACTGAGGGACATTAACAATATTCGCAGGAATACCCAGGTTCGGGAACTCACGAATACGACCAAAAGATTGACCGCTAGCTACCGCTTCCCACTCGATGAAAAAACCATCGCCTGGAGCCGAGTCAGTACGCAGTTCAAACTCTTTAGTCCATTTAGCGCCCGTGTCACCACGTCCGACAGTTACACCTGCAGAACCGATACCGTCAATGACGGGAAGGTCGCAGTAAGCCAGTGAGGTATAAAGACCTGCACCGATTGAAGTAATATTAGGCATTTTGTCTATCTCCTGTTAGTAAGACGTAAACCTTAAAACGTAATCCGCTCGAAATCGAGTCGGATCAGCTGAATCATTTCCTTTGACATTCAATGCAGATGATTGAGTCTGGACACTTGTGCCCAACATCTTTCTCTGCAGTACTCCATCTAATAAATCGGAAATAGCATAAGCTCGGCGAGAACCGGTATTTACCTGAGTATATATCTGAACTATAATTAAGCCACCCATTTGTTGTACATCTCCATACTGGAGTTCCAACGCCTGAGCTGGCAACAGCTCTAATACAATATACTCTTCAGGCTTAGCATTTGTGGGTACCATATTCGCAGGATAAGCTGTTATACCATTCCCCATCCATTCGGGGGAACCAAATACAGCTTCCAGATCTTGAATCACTTGTGAGTAACTTGACATTACTCACCCACTCCTGTGCCTTCAACGGTATATCCATTATCCACATAGTTTACAATCTTATACGTCTTACCATCAGTAGTAAAATCATCAAATTGTGTATATCCTCCGGGAAGGTCTACTTTATTTACAATAAACCTAACCTTGAGGTTGTCTAAGATACTAGAGTCCTCATTCACAGTAATATATTCTACTACCCCTTCTACAGACAAGGATGACTTAGACTCTGAAACATCACCAGTCGCAAAATCATAACTTCTGCTACTAGTGTTGTTGAATACAATAGTTTGCTTAAGGTCATCCAACTGGATAAACGCATTAGCTACTTGTTGTTTTACAACGTCTCTAAGTCCCATCACCACGCCCTAAAAGTGGGTCGATATAAGCCGGAGCTGTTGGCAGGCTTAGCTAATAGGTGACCTATCAGGTTAGCTACCATCGTCGGCATCGCGACTCCTCCAACAGTGGTTGCCCTGACGTCAGAGCGAAGACCATCTAACTCGATAGACCCCACCTTAATCCTGTCAGGACCACTGTTAGAAGTATTACTGCTTATCTTGCCTGTAAAACTTCCATTGTCAACGAAGTACAACGCCAATTCTATCTGTGCCTCTTCGACTTCAGCAGGCGTTTCAGCGGTCAGTGTGACCTCCGCACCATACTTAGGATCGTAATAAACTGCATCACGAGGCCAAGCTAAGTCTTGAGTGTCCACGGCAGCTTCCCCAACCCAAACTAATGTGTCAAGGAAGTCGGTTGCGCTGATAAGTAATGCCTCTTTATCTTCGTCAAAAAGATTCAGAAAGCTAGTTATATTGCGATCAGTAGCATAGACATCAGCCTCTGCCACACTCACATAACTATTACTACCAACTACCAGTGCCATGATTCTCTACCTTAACTGTGAAGAATCGGAAGAACGCCAAGATTCAAGTAACCCATGTCTGCACGCTCCCAAGAAGCTGCTTGATCGTAACCACCAGCACCGCTAGTAGCAACAAAGGCAGTCTCAGAACCAGCCCAGTCGTAACCCATTGGGTGTACAACATAGCCCCAACGATACCAGATATCAGTAGTACCACCACCCAGATAGGCAGCAGCAGAACGATCTACTTCAACCGGCATAGGAACGTTCAACCCTTTCATGGTCAAAGCATTAGGCTTGATCAAGAAAGTAGTCTTGGTAGACTGAGCGTTAGAACTAGTTCCACCTGACAGGTCTACAGTACTAGAGCGAGACTGGAGGATACGGAACTTGCCATTAAAGATAGTAGAGAATACCAGATTCCCTTCAGTAACGACAGTCTGATCGACCAGGTTTGCAGTACGCAGATCCGCCATCAGGCCAGGATCAGTAAGCAGGTAGTAGTAGGGAGCTTCATAATCCTTCCAAGCCATACCCAGTGCACGGAAAAGACGTTCGCCTTTAGCAGCACCGAGGGCAGTAGAATCAATCAGCTTACGAGAATCAGCAGGGATAGTAGCAGCCGCGCCAAATTCACCAGCAGCGTTAATGTCCACGTAGAAACCAGTAGAAGCGTCATCAGCATCAGTATTGAAGCTAATAAGACCACCACCACGACTCTCTTCGTAGGCAGCAAGGCCGTTAAGGGTCTCAAGGATAGAGTTGTGCTCGTCCTGAGCCTTAGTCTCACCAAAGTCCCGACCGATTTTTGCCAAACCGTCTTGTTGAGAAATGACGGATTGAATATTAACTTGACGCGCACCGTGGGTACGGACAGTCTTAATATACTTGGCGAAAGCGGATGAAATCTCAGTAGTTGTGCCGGGTGTTGCAGTGGTGGCAGAAGCTACGTTGATTACGGGGGACAGGGTTTTATACCAGCGCAGCTGTCCAATATAGTCTTCAACGTCAGTGTTGACAGAAGCGTCAGCGCCGACAATTGCAGTACCAGACAGTTTACGGGCATTAGTGTACGCTTCGTCAGAATACGCACCTACAGCACGCTGCACCATGAATTGCATTTCATACGGGTTGTTACCCGCTGTAAAAGATGTAAGAGCCATTACTCGTTACTCCAATTAAATATATGAGGTGGCCATCTGCTCATTTAACGATTTCCCACCAGCCAGGTGACCATCACGGATAGCAATCATCATCTCATCAGTTGTCCACTCGGAAGTGGGCTTCTTCAAGAATTCAGGCTTACTAGCAGAGCTGTTCGGTTGACCAGAAGTCATCGTGGATGATCCAGATGAGTTTTTCGGTTTGAATAAGAAAGTCTTATCCTCGTCCTTTGAGTAGTGTTCTACAAAGTCTTTGATGGGTACACCAGACTTGTGCTTCCAACTGCCATCTTCTGCCTGAACTAACTGGCGAGTGATTTCGTCGATAGCCATATTCTTGGCGCTTTCGTTACGGAAGTCGAGTTTCATCGTGGCGTCAGATACTATCCTATCCCTAGTTAATGAAACGTTCTCGTTCTGAAGTGCTTCTAACCTTCCCTGCAAGGCAGCGAGCTTCATGTTAGCAGCTTCCAGATCTTTACCGTCGTCTTCCAAACGTTTAATTTCAGCAGATTTCGCGGCTTCTTCAGCTTTCGAAGCTTTGACTGCTAAGTCGTCACGCTCTTTGTAAACTTTACTCAATTTCTCCTTAATAGGAGCCAACTGCTCTTCGACCATTTTGGTTGCCATATCGGCTACGAGCTTCTGAAATTCAGGATCTTCGGAACCACCTTTTGCATTTACGTTTTCTGTGTCCATGCTGGCAGTATCTTCCTCATCATTATCCAGGTTGGGGGTATCTTGATCAGACATTTTCTTTCTCCAATATAGTTAACTTTGACCACAGGTCGAAGTAGCGCGAGTACAACTCGACTGTCGTTGATTATAAACATCTTTTTCATTAAACGCACATTTTGGGATATAATATGGCCCTCTGGCCTACCTTTTTGGAGAAATCTGTGAAAACCTTACTAGAAATACTCGGCGTAGTAGCCTTTCTTGTGACTGGTGTACTCAGCATGTTTTGGTTAATGGAAGAGAGACACGCAAATAAAACAGAGTTAATAGCTGTAAGTAAAAAGCTACTAGTACAAGAACTAGAAATTAGAGAAGAAATCTTAGATAGGGATATTAAGAAGAATGCAGAAGCTAGAGTGTACTATAAAGACCTAGAAAAAGAAAAAGCCTTGGGACACGCTGAGATGGCTAGATTGCAATATATTGAAGAGCAGCTCTCTAGAAAATATACAGAACAAGAAAAAATACAAGACCGCCTATACGACTTGGAAAAGAATCTATGAAGCCGTTTTTTATTACAGGACTACCTCGTAGCCGTACCAAATGGTTCTCTGAGTACTTTTCAGGGATATCAGGCGTATTCTGTATGCATCAGGGATTGAATGGGTGCTATTCTGAAAAAAGCCTACTAAACAAAATGTCACATGTAGATTCCGAGTATGTAGGAAATAGCGACTCTCTTTTGCTAATGATGAACTTATCAGAGTATCCTGCTGTGATAGTAGATAGGGATATCGAAGAAGTGCTGTATTCATTGAGTGAGAATACGGATATCATACTAGATGAGGAGCTGATAAGACGTTATAGATTTATGGGTAAGCTCAAAGATAAAATGCCTGGTTTTCATATTCCTTTTAGAGAAATAAATGCTAATTTAGATTTGATACATGAATACTTAATTGATATACCGTTTGATTCACATTATGCTTCTGAGATGGTTAGAACTAATGTTCAGACACATACTGCAGAAATGATACACATGATCACTCGCTATAGGATAGTAGAGCCTAGGTTGGCAGCGAGCTAATTATTTCTTTATAAATTTACCTGTCTTATCATCGCGAGGGTGCTGGTTCTCATTCCAAGAGCCAGAACCTCCTACCGCTTGAGAGAGAAGGGATTTCAATGCGGCGCCTACCCTAGTAGACCCTGCGTTGCCAGGCTCTGCAACACCCAATGCTTTTTCAGCTTTACGCAATTCAGTGCTAGCCCCGAGAGTACTAGTCACGAATGAGTCTACTAGAGCAGTCCTAAGTGTTTGTACAGAAGCTCTTCCACCATTATTGGCAACAGAGGCTTTATACTTGCTAAG